AGCATCCCAGACGAAGAAGCCTTCATTAGCCCCGGAGACTTCGTCATGCTCATCAACTACTACCGCGCCTGCCGGCGCGAGGGCAAGCCCATCTTGTGAGGAGGTGAACACCGTGAGCGAAGAAATCATCCAAGACGGCCTCTGGTATCTGCTGGCCCGGTTCTACGGATTTGAGGACACCGTCCTCAACAAGGTAGCCATCTGCAAGACCCTCAAGGACGCAGGCATCAGCGACACCGACAAAGGCGTCCTCATTCAGATGGAGGACGGCTCCGAATTCCAGCTCATCATCAAGCAGACCGCCAAATACGACCCGGCCTACTACGAACGGCCAGACACACCCATCCATTGAACCATTTTACCACAGAAACACCAAACGCGCAAGGCGCACAAAGAAGGAAAGGAGGAAACCCCACAATGGCAGTACGGAAGAAGCCCAAGAACGACTTCGGCGTCGAGCTCATGGCCTTCTGTGCCACCTACGGCCTCACCTATCGGGATGTCGCAACCGGCGCAGACGTCAAGCGCAGCACCCTCATCGAGTGTACGACTGGCCGCTGCGCCGGGCATGAGCTCATCCCCAAGGTTCGCCAGTTCATGGCGGACTACGAGGCCCAGAAGGCCAGCAGCTAAAGAGAGGAGCGCACCCACGATGAGAAGCACCACAGCGAAATTTCTTTTCGTGGAGGACGTCATGCAAATCCTCGGCATCTCACAGTCGAAGGCCTACCAGATTATGCGGAAGATAAACCGCGAGCTCGAGGCGGAAGGCTATGAGACCATCGCCGGGAGAGTACCCCGCCGCCGGTTCTGTGAGAAATTTTACTGCGGCGATGAGCTCCTCGACCAACCTCCACGGCAGACCAAGGAAAGGAGAGAGCACAATGGAAAGACCAAGGCGACGCGCAAGGCGGCAGGCCAGTAAGCGCCTCGCACCCTTCTACCGCATGACCTTCCTCATCCTCATTGGGGCCATCGCGGCCCGGCTCATCATCCTCGGCATCGACGCCCTCGGGGCCCGCACCGGCCTCCCCGGCGGAGAGATTTTTATTCCCGTTTACATCATCATCGCCCCCTTGTTCGGTTGGCAGCTTCGCGGCTGGACGGCCATCGGGGGCCATCAGAGACGAAAGGAGACCAGACCATGCACAACTATTTCTGCGACCACTGCGGAGCGGCCCTCGACCCCGGAGAAATTTGCGACTGCAAGCAGCAGCCGGAGGAGAGCGAGCGGCGCATCGTGACCTATTCGGACTGGGAGGCCGCCGGGGACTTTAGCAAGGCGGCGCAGCCCGGAGACTACGTCGAGGAGCGCATCGTCGATGATATGCGCGACGTCCTTCCCCCCGCCAAGATGGAGCGAGGCTTCTTGCAGGTCGGCGAGCCGTACAGCCATGAATTTGACCCGGAGACCGGCCATTGGCGCGGCACCTTCCCAACCTTCGTCAAGGAGGGCCAGAACTGGAAGTACTGCGGCAACTGCTTCATCGGCAAGACCACTCCGCCCCCGGCACCCATCCGTCGATAAAGGAGGGCAGTGAGATGAGCAAGACCCTCTATTTCGAGGGAGCTGGATGGAGCGGAGCAGACAGCAGCAAGGCCACCATCGGCAACTGCCGCATCCGCACCGCATTCCACCTCGACCTCGAGAAGAAACACCCACGATGCTCTTGCAGGGAGCCTCACGACGGGGCCGCAGCGGTCTACCTCGAAATCATCTGCGGCACTATCGGCAAGGAAAACAAGAAGCTCGGCCTCGAGCCTACCTACTACGGCTGGATTGACTACCTTCACTACGTCACCGACGACGACAGAAACGACGACTGCAACCGGCACATCCTCCCGTTCGAGCGTAGGGCCCGCATCGGCTACACCCTCGAGAGCATTTTGAAGTTTGTGAACGACCTCGGAGCCAGTTTCGACGCCGTTGCGGTTTGCCCGGACTTGGGCGGCTACCGCGTATTCCGGGACGGATATTCCCCAAAAGGCACAGAGCGCCTCAACTACGGCGATGAATTCCAATACGACCCGGATATGACGGCTCGCCGGGAAGCGGTTTATAGGCACGTCTATGAGCTCGAGAAAGCAGAGGGCTCGAGATACCCGAACTTCTCCCTCTGGGTAGACCAAGACGACCCCGGAATGCTTCACCTCCTCCGGCATTTCTCCGGCACGTTCAAGACGGCGCACAACACGCACTGGACAATCCGAACGGACACCGGCAGCACCGTCGAGGACTGGATGGCAACCGCCACCGTGACGCCCCTCGGGCGCTATGGCTGTTGAGGGCCCTCCCTCAAGCTCAACCCAATTATACCCCAGAAAGGAGGGAAACAGCGTGGCAACAACCGCAGCATCCGCTACCCAAAGTTACCTCCGCGATGCACGTTTGCAGGCCGGATATGCGTCACGAGACACGGCGGCCATCAAGCTCAACTACTCGCCCGAGACCATAGGGCGGCATGAGCGAGGCGACGTACCTGTCTCCCCGGACGACATCATCCGATATGCGGAGGGCTACCAGAGGCCCGACATCATGCTCCGCTACTGCGCGAGCTGCCCCGTCGGAAAGAAGACCGGCAAGCGGGCAGTAGACCGCGACCTTCCGTGGGCCGCCCTTCGCGTCAGCCAGAGGCTCCAGAAGGCAAAAGAAATCGCCGACAAGCTCGAAAGCATTGCCGACGACGGAATTGTAGACCACATGGAACGCGCAGACTTCGACACCGCACTCGCGTTTCTGCGCTCCCTCGAGGAGACTATTACCGATATGCTTCTCTGGGCGATGAGCCGAGAGACGGAAAAGAGCCGCCCCGCTGCAACGGAAACGGCCCTTGTGAAATGAAACTACGGTCAGTATAGCACGGCGAAAGCCGTGTGTCAAGGAAGGAGACCACCATGAACAACAACATCACTGGCACCATTGTCCAGCTCAATGAATATCCCCCGGACAAGTTCAACGTCCTCATCCCAGTCACCACCATGCAGGTCATGAGCAACCTGCAGCGCATCATCGTGAACAAGGTTCAGCTCGACGTGGCAGACCCGGAGAACAGCAAGGACATCTACCGAGAAAAGAGCAGCGGCAAGTACGCCATCACCAAGGTCGGCGGCATGAAGCTGGCCGCAGCGGCCAACATCAGCATCGTCGAGACCGAGAGCGGCATGACGGACGGCTGCAAGAGGTGCGTAGACATGGCCCGCGCCGTCGGGAAGCCCAAAGCCTGCGGCACCTGCCCGGCCCGCTACGACGTTGCCGTCACCGTTACCATCCGCGTCCCGGAGCCTTCCGGCGGCTTCCGCCTCATGAAGGCGACGAAGGAAATCGACTGTGCAGCCGAAAAGGAGAGCATGACGGAGGCCCAATACAAGCGGTTCCTCCCACATCGGACGGCGATGGCAGAAAGCAAGGCATTCATGCGGGCACTCCGCGCAGCCCTCGGCCTCGCGGCGACCTACTCCCTCCCGGAGCTTCGCAAACCCTTCATCATCGCGCACGTCGTCCCCAACCTCGACGCCCCGGAAATCAAGGAGGCCGTCGCCTCCAACTACTTGCAGTCGATGGGGATGCTGTTCGAGGGAGCGGGAGCACCGAGAGCAGCCCTCCCGGCGGCCCAGACGACGGCAGAAGTCATCCCGGACGACGGAGCCGACGGCGGCTACGAGGCCGGAGGTATGCCGGAGGAGCCGGACGACGCCCCGGACTTCGATGACCCGGACGCCATCTTCTGCGACGACTGCGGAGAGCAAATCGTCGAGACCAGAGCAAAGGACGGACGCATCTGGACGCCCGAGAACATCAAAGGGTACAGCGAGCGCAAGTTCGGACGCTGCCTCTGCACCCGCTGCCAGAAGGCGGAGAAGGCCGCGAGAGGAGGCCGATAAGCATGACGGAGCAGCACATCGCCGTATGCGAGGCGCTCGACTGGCGCGTCCACGATGACCCGGAGGAAGACTATGTGGAGCTCGAAAAGTATTCACCCGCCGGAGAAGACTTCATCTTCGGCGTTCAGAAGGGGAATTTCGTCAAGAACGTCCGTGAGTACGCCGACGGCTTCGACGTAGATGAGCACGTTGAGCTCTGGATTGAGGGGCGCGGGAAGAACGGTGTCCCGGCCACGGCCCGCGAGCTCGTCGAGGACGCCGAGGCCATCAGAGATATGCTCAATGAGCTCGCCGTGGCCCTCACCGTCGCCTCCGAAAAGAAGGGAGCCCCGTCATGAAGTACGAACGCCTCACCCAAGCACAGAAAGACCGCCATCCGTCTATCCACCACACCGGCAGCGTCCGGGGAATGAAAAAACTTGGATTTTGGAGGAAGAAAGACCGCTGCGTCAGATGCGGCCAGTATATCTACAACCTCTCTATGACCATTCGCTAAAGGGGGATTTACATGAAGATTTTGCACACCGCCGACATCCACCTCGGAGACCTTACGGGGCCGGTTCGGGACGGTAAAAACGCCCGCAGACAGGACACCATCGCCTGCATGAAGTACATCGCGCAGCGGGCCGCGACGGAGACGCCGAACGTCACCATCATCGCCGGAGACCTATTCAACCGCTCCCGCGTCTGGGCCGACACCGCCCTCGACGACGTGAACGACGCCATCACCGAATTCATCCGACCTCTGTGCCGCAGCAGCGAGCACGTCGTCCTGCTGTTCGGCACCGAGAACCACGACAATCCCCGCGCCTTCGAGACTGTGCGGGAAATCACCAAGGACGAAAAGAACCTCCACATCTACACCGCGCCGGGCGTCGAGAAACTCACCACCAGCGCCGGGCCGGTTCAGATTTTGGCCCTCCCCGGCTTCGACAAAGGCCGCCTGCGGCTGTTCTGCCCCGGAGCGGACAAGGAGACCGAGAACCGCAACGCTACCGCGCTCATCAACGACGTTCTGCTCGGGCTTTCTACGGAGCTCGACAAGAGCATCCCGAGCATCCTCGTGGCCCATTACACCGTCGCCGGCAGCGAGGCCGACAACGGCAGCACCTTCCTCGCGGGGCAGGACGTTGTCATACTCCCTTCGACCATCGACAGCACCGGCGTAGACCTCGCCTGTTTCGGACATATCCACCGCCCGCAGAAACTCCCGTGCAATACCCCGGCCTATTACTGCGGCAGCCCCAATCAGCTCAACTTCAACGACGAAGGTGTCAAGCACGGCTTCTGGCTCCATCGGATTTACACCTCCCCCGTCGGAGAACCCGGCACCGCAGTTGAGACAAAGTTCGACCAGACGCCGGAGCGTCAGCACTACACCTACCGCATGGGGCCGGAGGACGTCACCGCCTTCACGGCCAGCGGAGAACTCCCGGAAGCGCCGGAGCCGCTCAAGGACGCCATCGTCCGCGTCCGCTACAACTGCACCGCAGAGCAGGAAAAGGCCCTCAACAAAGCCGACCTGCAAAAGAAACTGCTGGCGGCGGGCGCGTTCTATGTCGCAGAGGTGCTCCCGGAGGACGTCGAAGACGTCGCCGGCGAAAGCGAGGTCACGGAGCACGAAGGCTCCACAGAGGCCCTCGAACGCTACCTCAAGAAGCTCGAGGTCACGCCGGAGGAGGCGGCCCGGCTCATGGAGCTCGCTGCCCCGCTCATCAAGAAGGCAGACGACGGCAGGGACGCCGACAAGCGCACCGGCAACTTCGCCCCCATCTCCATCGAGGTCAAGAACTACCGCAGCTACACCGAGGCGGAATTCGACTTTTCGGACGTTCACATGGCTATGGTGAACGGGCAGAACGGCGTCGGAAAGAGCAGCCTCTTTATGGATGCCATCGCCGACTGCCTCTATGAGCAGACCCGAAAGGAAGACATCGGCGGCTGGGTGCGGGACGGCACCAAGAGTGGGGCCATCACCTTCACCTTCGGCATGGGGGCGGAGACCTATCGCGTCATCCGCACCAGAACCAAGAGCGGGCGCGGCACACTCGCCATCCACCGGCGCAACCCCGAGACCGGCGAATGGCTGGACGAAAGCGACACCACCATGAAGCTGACGCAGGCCCGCATCGAGCGCGTCCTCGGAATGGACTGCAACACCTTCTGCTCCGTGGCGCTCATCCGGCAGGACGCCTACGGCCTATTCCTCGAGGCCAGCAGCGACAGGCGCATGGAAGTTCTCTCGGCCCTCCTCGGGCTGGACATCTATGGCCGGCTCGAAGGCCTTGCCAAGGACGGGGCCAGCGAGCAGCGCCGGAAGATTGCCGCTACCCGCGAGCGCCTCTCCGTCCTCGAGGAGCAAATCGCCGCGAAGGCAGAGCTCGAAGCTGAGCTCGGGCAGTACGACGACAAAATCTCCGCCGCACAGAAAGAGGCAGAGACCCTCGAGACGGCCATCGCCGCCGCGCAGCGCAGCGAGGCCATGCGAGAGGAACTCACCAAGCAGGCGGAGGCCAAGGAGCAAGAAGCATCGGCCACGGGGGCCGACATTACCGACAAGGGCAACCGGCTCGCCGCAGTAAAGGCGCAGCTCTCCAACGCAGAGACGCTCGCCGCAGCCGCTCCGGCAGCAGAGGAAGCGGCAGCAGCCGTCGAGCAGGCCCGCGCCGTCATCGAGGCGGCGGCCCCGGATGAAGAGAAGATGAGGGCCTGCATCCAGAGCATCGCCGACAAGGAGAAAACCCTCATCACCGCAGACCGCGCCATCCAAAGCGCCCGGCAGACCATCGCGGAGGCAGAGGCCATCATCGCCAAGGGTGAGGACATCCGGCAGGCACAGGGAGCCATCGAGGCCCTCGGCACCCGGAGGGCGGACGCAGAGGCCCGGCTCCGCAGCTTCCAGCAGGCCCACAAAGCCGTGCTCGAGGCAAAGGCGGCCAGAGACGCCCAGCTCGCAGAGGTCAAGGCGGAAATCTCCCGCCGGGAGGAGCGCATCGCCTACTACGCCAAACGGGCGGCCCTGCTCGAAGACAGCGGATGCCCGGCCCCGGAGAACGCGACCTGCAATTTCCTCAAAGACGCCGTTGCGGCAAAGGACAGCCTCGAAACGCTCCGGGAGGGGCTCAACGGGTACCGCACTGCGGCAAAGACCGAGTACGAGCAGCTCACCGCCGCCTTCCAGCAGGCGAAGGCCGCATATACGGCCATCGGAGACCCGGCAGCGGAGCTCGAGGAGATTGCGGCGGAGGAAGCCGGGCACCGGCAGCTCGCCGGCCTCGCTCCAAAGCTTGCGGCAGCGGAAACGCTCGTCGAGGAGCTCACCAAGACCATCGAGACCGAGGAGGCCCGCATCCGCGAGACCACGAAGGCCATCGAGGAGGCAAACGCAGCCCTCCCGCAGTACCGCGAAGCCCACACTCGCGCAGAGGCCGCCAGAGCGTCCTTAAACGCGAAGAAGGCGCTGGCCGACACTTTACCCCAGTGTAGGGCGGCATCGGCCACATCGGACGCCCTGCGTCCGCAGGTGTCCTCTCTCGAGGCAGACATCGAGCAGCTCAAGCAGAAACAGGCGACGGCCATCGTCGAGGCGGCGGCCATCCGCAGCAAGATACCAGCAGAAACGGGCGGCTGCACACTGGCGGCCCTCACGGCCCGCCGCCGGGAGCTCACGGAAACCGTCAACGCCCTCTCGGCCAGCAAGGGCGGCACCAGAACGAAGCTCGACGCCATTGCCGAGGCAGAGGAGCAGGCCGGGGAGTACCGCAAGGACATCACGGCCATCGCCAGAGCCCTCAACGACTACCAGACGCTCGTGCAGGCGTTCGGGCTCGACGGCATCCAGTACATGATAATCCGAGGCGTCGTCCCCGAGATTATGCACCGGGCAAACGACATCCTCGCGGCCATGACGGGCGGGCGCATGGCGGTTGACATCCGCACCGAGAAGGAGCAAAAGAGCACCCAGAAAATCGTGAACAGCCTCGAGGTGTGGATAAACAGCATCACCGGCGGCAGCAGGCCCTACCAGAGCCACAGCGGCGGCGAGAAGGTCAAAATCGCGCTGGCCGTCACGCTCGGCCTCGCAGACGTCAAGGCCCGCCGGGCAGGCGTACAGCTCGGAATGCTGTTCATCGACGAACCGCCCTTCCTCGACGCCGACGGCACCGAGGCATACGCGGACGCCCTCGCCAATATGGCAGCCCGCAACCCCGGAATGAGAATTCTCGCAATCAGCCACGACCCCACCATGAAGGCGCGGTTCCCGCAGAACATCATCGTGCAGGGCGGAGAGAACGGCAGCAGCGTGTCTATGGAATGAGGGGAGGCCCGCCTCCCCCTTCCTCCAAAGGAGGTGAACCCAAGTGCCGGATGAAGCACGCGAAGGCTTCATGTTCTTCCGCAGCTACTACGAAGGGGCGAAAGAACTGGACGACGAACAGCGCCTCGCCTTCTACGACGCGCTCATAGAGTACGCGCTCAACGACACGGAGCCTACCATCTCCGGCGTCCCAAAGAGCTGCTTCGCCTTTGTTAAGCCTGTGCTTGACAGGAGCAAGGCGAGAGCGGAAGCAGGCCGCAAGGGAGGCAAAAGCAAGCGCGAAGCAAACAGCAAGCAAAACGGAAGCAACTCGAAGCAACCCGGAAGCAAACCCGAAGCCATAAAGGATAAAGGAAGGGATAAAGGATTAGGAAAGGACAAGCAAGAGGATGAGGAGGATAACCCCCCTTACCCCCCTTCGGGGGATGATGTGGGCCAGCCACCCGAATCGCCCGGCGTAGACCCGGATTTTAGCGAGGAGGAGCCGCCCAGACCCCGCAGGCGTAAACCGTCCACCCTGTCCAAGACCCAAGAGGCCCGCTTCAATCGCTTCTGGGCTATATACCCCCGGAAGGTCAGCATCGGCGACGCCGAAAAGGCATGGGCGAAGATAGAACCGAGTGAGGAGCTCACAGACACTATCGTCGCCGCCGTCGAGACGGCCAAGCGGTGTGACACCCGCTTCCGGGAAACCAGATACACCCCGCACCCTGCGTCATGGCTGAATAGCAAGTCGTGGGAGAACCAGTACGACGGGCCGGAGGACTATCCTCCCCCGCCGCCCCCACGGGGGCCCGGCGGCAGGCCGGACACCCTCGGCGTCCTTGAGGCCATGCTCGGCGAAGAAGGAGGCGACGGATATTGACGCGGGAGGAGACCATCAAGGTCATCGGAATTATCACGACGGCCTACCCGAACTTCGACAAGTTCCGGGACGAAAAGCATATCCGCTCGATGGTAGCCATCTGGGCCGATATGTTTTCCGAGGACGACGCCGGGCTCGTTGCCCTTGCGGTCAAGGAGCATATCAGCACGTCGAAGTGGCCGCCGTCCATCGCGGAGATACGCGAGATTATGACACGCATCGCCCACCCGGACATCATACCGCCGGACGAAGCGTGGGAGGTCGTCTCCAAGTACCTCGACACCGAGGGAGAGTACAACCACGGGGACATCTACCGGGCCCTCCCGAGGACTATTGCCGAGGCGGTGGACAGCATCGGATACGGGCAGCTTTACGCCATGCACGTCGCATACGCACGGGGCCACGCCGCAAAGGCGGGCCTCGACAGAGTGGCGTTCATGCAGGCATACGAAGACAAGGTCGAACGGCAGCGCCGGAAGGCGATGCTACCCGGAAGCCTCCGCCAGAAAATCGAGGCGGTCAGCGCCGGGCTCGACGACGGAACCCGCAGCCTCATCGAGGGAGTGAACCGGCGGTACGAGGAGCGGCAGGCTCTTTACCGGCGACTTGCGGAGCCCAGAGACCTCCTCGCCCTGGTCGGCGGAGAGGACGCGGAAGCGAAGCTCCTCGAGGAGCGAGAAAGAAGGGCTCTTGAGGCCCGCTACGAAAGGGATGATTACGAATGAGCAAGGTGAAGGACGCGGTCACACTGGCTATGCTGCTGGTGGCGATTGTGTTTTCGGCAGGATTGCTCACCCTGCCAGAGTACTCCTCTGCGGGCCTTGACCTCCCCGGGCTGTCCTCTGCCGCCCCGGAGGGGGAAACATACCGCCCCAACGTCACAAGCCCTCCTGTGTCCTCTGTGGCGCCTCCTGCGGTCACGCCGGAGCCCCTCTACACCGAGAGGGACGTCGAAATGCTGGCGAAGACCATCTGGGCGGAGGCCAGAGGTGTCCCCAGCGACGCAGAGAAAGCAGCCGTCGCATGGTGCGCCCTCAACCGGCTGGACGCTGGTACATACGGGGAGACCCTCGCGGAGGTGCTCACTACGCCGTGGCAGTTTGCCTACTACGAGAGCTCGCCGGTCACGCCGGAGCTCGAGGCGCTCGCCAGAGACGTCCTCGAGAGGTGGCAGGCAGAGCAGCGCGGCGCAGAAGGTGTCGGGAGAACCCTCCCGGAGGACTACTTCTTCTTCGAGGGGGACGGCCTTCGGAACCATTTCCGCAAGACCTACGAGAAAACCGGGGCGACGTGGGATTGGAGCCTACCAGACCCCTACGGGGAGGCGGCTGTATGAGCAAGACTACCCCGAGAATGTGCAAAATCTTCAACTGCGACAGGCGGCACGGGAATTTCTGCTGCGCCGACTGCGGCTACAAGCGGAACGGTAACTGCAAGAACCCCTGCCTCAACGGGCCAGAGCGGTGCAACTGCGTCGCCGAGCCGGAAACCAAGAAACCAAAAACGGGAGGTAACACGAAATGAAAGCGAAGCTCAAAACCCTCAAACGCGGGCAGACCTTCTACGGCGCGGGCATCCAGTGGCTCGTGCTGGGTCACACCAACAGCAGCCAAGGGCTACCCATCGTCACACACATCGTTTCCACCGGCATCGTCGAGCGCCGGGCCTTCGATGAGAAGAACCGCAACGACCTAGGCGTCAGCACCCTGCTCGCCTACCTCAACGGGGAATTCCTCGAGAGGCTCGAGGACGCCTTCGGAGAAGGGGCCGTCGCGGAACAGTTCATCGACCTCACCAGCAACGACGGCCTCAAGGACTACGGGAACGTCAAGGCGAAGGTGGGCCTGCTCACCGAGGAGGAATACCGGCAGCACCGCGACATCCTCCCGCCCCTCGGCGACGAAGGCTGGTGGTGGCTGGCGACGCCGTACTCCACCGAGCGGGCAGGCTACCCCTCCCTCGTCCGCTACGTGATCTCGGGCGGGGCGCTCCGCGACAACTACGCGTACTACGGCCACATCGGCGTCCGCCCGGCTTTGTATCTGAAATCCGACATCTCGGTATCTCTGGACGGGAACGACGAAAGCACCATTGAGGTGAGCGAGGAGGAGCTCTATAAGGCGGCGGTGCAGAAGTTCGGCGAGCGGGCCCAAATCCTCGTCGCCATCGAGGAGATGAGCGAGCTCACCAAAGCCCTCCTCAAGTACATCCGGCACGAAGACTTCAACCAAGGGGACTACGACGACATTGTCGAGAGCATCGCGGAGGAGCGGGCCGACGTGTCCATCATGCTCAACCAGCTCGCCGTCATCTTCGGCAAAAACGAAGACGCGGAGACGGAGAAGCTCGAACACCTTGCGGACATCGTCAAGGACGCCTTATGAACAGGCGGATTTTGAAGAAGCGGGCAAAGCGGTTCATGGACAGCTTCACCCGCGAGAAGATACCCGCAGCCTTTACCTCCAAGGAGGAACGCCGCCAGTACGTCAGCGCCTTTGCCCGGCAGTACGTCGGGCAGGCGGCGCACTTCCCGGAAACAGCGAAGGAGGCCCAGCATGAACATCCACAAGACGAAAATTGAGTGGTGCAGCCACACATGGAACCCTGTCACCGGCTGCCGGCACGATTGCCCCTACTGCTACGCCCGGCGCATCGCAACGCGGTTCGGCCCCAAGATTGACGAATTCCCAGATGAGAGCGGCATCACGGCGTTTATCAACGAAGGAGTGGACTGCTACGTCGTCGAGAAGCCCACGGAGCTCAAGGACTGGCAGGGAAATTACCGGCGCTCGACGCCTTACCCCAAGAACTTCGCCCCTACGCTCCACAAGTACACGCTCACATACCCGGAGAAGCGCCTCACCCCCGCCGCCATCTTCGTCGGCAGCATGGCAGACCTGTTCGGGCGCTGGGTGCCGGACGACTGGATAGAGCAGGTCTTTGACGCTTGCCGCCGGGCCCCGAGGCACACCTACCTGTTCCTCACCAAGAACCCGCAGCGGTATTGCGACCTCGCCAGCGCCGGGAAGCTCCCCACGGAGCCGAACTTCTGGTACGGAACCACCATCACCGGCCCGGATATGCCTTTCTTCTTTTGGGACAAGGCAAACACCTTCGTGAGCGTCGAGCCCCTTTTGGAGCCCTTCGACACCGAGGCCACCGGCGGCGAAAACCCCTTCGAGCGCGTCGGATGGGTAATCATCGGAGCCATGACGGGCCCCGGAAGCAGGAAGCAGCAGCCGAAGCGGGAATGGGTGGAGGCTATCGTTAAGAAGGCCCGCGAGGCGGGCACGGCGGTCTTCATGAAGGACAGCCTCAAGCCTATCTGGGGCGACGACATCCTCCGGGAGCACCCGCCCGGCATGATAGGAGGCGACAACAGTGGATGAGCGAAGGAAAATCGACTGTGTTTCAGCCGCAGACCGCGATACCCTCGTCACGATACTTGCCCGGAACGGTTACGCCGTCCGGCAGGCCAAGGAGAAGCGCGGAACCTCCAAAAGCTACACCTACTTCGTCGAATACTGGAAGGAAGGAGGAAAGCCGCTGTGAGGAAAGGAACCAAGCGCATCACCGTCGTCGTGACGGCCCAGAGCTACTACCACCTGCGCCACCTCGCGGATATGGCCGGCTACAACAGCATCGGGCGCGTCATCGACAAGCTCGTGCGGGAGCACCAGCTCGCCATGCGGGGCGGATACACAACGGAGAAGCCAAACGAAGGAGAGAGACCATGCAGAGAACGCACAGACCGACATCCCACAAGAAAGACCCGATGAAGCAGTACCAAGGGGCCGTGAGCCGGGCGCAGGGCAAGCACTTCGAGGAGTACATCGACCTCTCCCTCCGCTACTACGAGCAGAGGGGCGAGGCCGTAGTCGAGAAGACGCCAGAGCCCATGCGGCCCACCAAAGACCTCGGCAACGGGAAATTCATCGCGTACTACGAGAAGGCCGCGCAGCCGGATTACAAGGGCACCCTCAAGGGAGGCAGGGCCGTCGTCTTCGAGGCCAAGTACACACACTCGGCCCAGATGGAGCAGAGCCGCGTCACCCGAGAGCAGGCCGCCTCTTTGAGAGGGGCCACCCCATACGAAAAGGAGGCGGTCAACATGGGGAAGAACAACTGGCCGGACTTTGACGCCATCATCCAGAAGGCCGTGAACGCAGGCCGGGCACAGGGCATGAGCATCGCAAAGGACGCCTACAAGGCCACCGAGCGCAGGCTCTATGCCCTGCCCGTCCTGCGCCAGAAGGTCGAGGATGACAAGGAGAAGCTCGAGCAAATCAAGACCCACGGGGCCCCGGAGCGGAGCAAGAGCATTGTGCGGTTCAGCCGCACCGGCTACCGGCTCACCCCGGAGGAGATGCTCGAGGCCATCATCAAAGACCTCGAGGCCACCATAGCGGCGGATGAGTACGAGATAGAGACGCTCGAGAAGGCGCTCGCCCATATCGAGGACGACCCCTTCTACCCCGCCGTCGAGGCCAAGTACATCGACGGGCTCGAGGACGACGACATCGCCGCTGACCTCAAATGCGGCAACACGCAGCTCTGGAAGCAGCGTGGAAGGCTGGTGCGGGCCGTCGCGGTTCTCCTCTACGGCTCGCAGGCGTCAATGTGAATTTCAGCCGCGAATTTGCGAACCTTGCGTGTGAATTTTGCCTGTGCTATAATACCTACAATGCGAAATTGCGGATAGCCGCAGCAGCAAAGGGCACCAAGGCCGTCACGGGAAACCGGGGCGGCTTTTTTTCATGCCAGAAAGGAGGAAAGCGGCGTGAACATCAAGCGCATCAAGCTCGCAGACGTGAAACCGGCGGCCTACAACCCAAGGCGGCAGCTCAAGCCCGGTGAAAAGGAATACGAGGCGCTCAAGGCATCTATCAGCCGGTGGAGCCTCGTGGAGCCGCTCGTCGTGAACCTTCGGACGGGCAACCTCGTCGGCGGGCACCAGAGGTACAACGTCCTGCTCGACCTCGGCCACACGGAGGCAGAGGCGGCAGTCGTAGACCTCGACGAAAAGCAGGAAAAGCTGCTCAACGTCGCACTGAACCGCATCGAAGGTCAGTGGGACTACGAAAAACTGCAAGACCTGTTCGAGGAATTCAGCGCAGAGGACATCTTCGCAACCGGCTACTCCGACGGGGAGCTCAAGACCCTTTTCGGAGGTGAGGACGAAGACCCCACAGACCTCTACCAAGATGACCCGGAGCCGGAGGAAGACGACGACGGCGACGACACCGAGGAGGACGACGGGGAATTCAGCATCTACCTCTCCTTCCCGACCCGGCAGGCCGCAGAGGAGTGGCTCGAGGGCGAGGGCATCGAGAGGGGCTTCCCGAGGGGAGGCCGGAACCTCGTGATACACATGGAGGGCGACAGCTATGAAGATACAAGAAATTGAATTTTCGCGGCTGATACCCGCCGACTATAACCCCCGCGTCGCCCTCACCCCGGATATGCCGGAGTTCGAGAGGCTCAAGAACAGCATAGAGACGTTCGGAAACGTCGAGCCCATCGTCTGGAATGAGCGCACCGGCCACATCGTAGGCGGCCACCAGCGCCTCGCCGTGTTGCAGCACCTCGGCTACACCAGCGCAGAGGTCAGCGTGGTAGACCTTGATGAGAAGGAAGAAAAGCTCCTCAACGTGGCCCTCAACAAAATCAAGGGCCAGTGGGACTATTCCCGGCTGGAAGAAATCTTCCAAGAGTACGAGCTCGAGGAGGCGAAGGTCACGGGCTTCACCGGGCAGGAAATCGCCCTCATCCTCGCCAAAAACGACGACGTCGAAGACCCGGCAGCATGGCATGACGATGAGGAGGACGAAGAAGACGAAGACCCGGACTTCCTCGGGGCCTCGTGGGTAGTGACGCTCACTTTCCGCAGCAGCCGGGACGCCCAGAGGTGGATAGACCGCATGGGCTACGACGCCACCGCCAAGGCCGGGAAGAAAACCACCGTCATCAGAATGGAGGAGTGAGGCATGGACTTTTATGTGGGAATTGCGAGCTACAAGAGGCCGGAAGCCTCCCGGACGCTCGATTACCTCGATAGCCTCGGCTTTCCCAAGGAGCGGCGCATCTTGAGCGTCCAGACGGAGGAAGACCGGGACGCATACACGCGCAGCGGTTTGAACGAGCGCGTCGGCACCTTCTTGTACCGGGAGGCCAGCACCGCAGCCGGGAACAGAAACACCATCCTCTTGAACGTGCCGGAGGGCACCAACGTCGTCTTCATGGACGACGACATCAAGCAGGTCGTCATGGAAGACCTCGGGCTCGTGCCGCTGGACACCCTCGAGAAGTTTGAGCGGATGTGCAAGCTCGGCTTTGCGACGGCCCAGAAGAACCGCACCATCTGTTTCGGCCTCTACCCCGTCGCCAACGCCTATTTCATGCGGGGCGGCTACAAGAAGGCGGCCATCTGCGTCGGAACCCTCATCGGCATGGTGGCGACGCCGGGCATCACCTTCTGCGAGGAGCTCCAGACGAAAGAGGACTATGAGCTGTGCTGCCGCATCATCCGAAAGTACGGGGCTTGCATACGGTTAGACCGTTTCGCCTGCGACGTGCTGCACTACTCCAAGGGAGGATGCGAAGACGCATGGAAGGACAAGAGCGGCGTCATCCGCGTGGCGGAGCTGCTCGTCGCCAAGTACCCGGACATCCTCAAGCTGAACCCCAAGCGCCCCGGCGAGGTGCTCATGGTAAAGCGCGGAAAGAGGTGAGGCAGATGGAAAAGCTCAAGCAAAACTATACGAGCCCCCGGTGGAGCATGGAAATCCCGGACTGCTCCATGCCGATGAGCATGGACACATACAGCCGGTGTTCCTATAACTGCCTCTACTGCTTCTCGTTCTTCCAGAAAAGCCATACCACCAAAGGCTACCTCACCGGCCAGCCGCGCAGCGTGAACCCGGAGAAGGTCATCGCTCTGTTTGAAAACGCGGCGGTCAACAACACCGCAGCGGCGAACAAGACGGACGTGCAATTCTTCAAGTACATCCAAGACCGGCGCATCATGCAGTGGGGCGGCCTCGCGGACGAATTCGACGAATACGAGCGCCGGAACGGCGTCACCCTCGAGCTCCTCCGCTACTTTGACAAAATCGACTACCCGCTATCCTTCTCGACGAAGGCGGCGTGGTGGACGGAGGACAGCCGCTACATGGAGCTTTTCGCCCGGCACACGCACAACTGGCACGTCAAAATCAGCATCATCACCGCAGACCCGGAGAAGGCCCGGAAGATTGAGCGCGGCGTCCCGTCGCCGCAAGAGCGGCTCGCAGTCATCAAGAGGCTCGCCGACATCGGCATCCACGTCACGCTCCGGCTCCGGCCTTTCATCATCGGATGCAGCGAGGACTACCCAACGCTCATCCGGGCGGCGAAGGAGGCGGGCGCGGACAGCGTTACCACCGAATTCTTCTGCATGGAGAGCCGGGCCGACGACAGGCTCAAGGCCAGATACGCGGCGATGAGCGAGGTGCTCGGGTACGACATCCATCAGTTCTACATGGAGAACAGCAAGCAGCAGGGCTACAAGAGGCTGAACCGGGCCATCAAGGCCCCCATCATCCACAGGATGCGGGAGCTCACGCACAGCCTTGGGATGCGCTTCCACGTTTCCGACGCTTTTTGCCGGGAATGCAACGACGCCTGCAACTGCTGCGGCGTCCCGCCGGAATGGGGCGTCAGCCAGACCGGCAACATCGGGAACGCCATCATCATCGCCCGCGAGAAGGGCTTCGTCACCTTCTCCGACGTGATGGAGAGCATCAACAAGTATTTCGACTTCCCTTGGGTGGGGGCCTGCGGCTACAACACCGGCAGCAACAAGGCCCGCGCCCTTCTGTACGACACCACGATGGCCCAATGGCTGCGCTCCAACTGGAACGACACCAAGAAGGGCACCAGCCCGGCCAGAGCCTACGGCGGCGTCCTTGTGCCGGATGGGAAGGATGAGAACGGGGATGTCATTTACAGATACGCGATAAAGCGATAAGGGAGGGATGGGAATGCCAAAGAGACGCCCGGAGCCCGAGGCCGCCCTCCCGTGGGAACGGCAAAAGGGAGAGACCCCGCAGGCGTTCGAGGCGTTTTCCATCTACCGCGATATGGGCTCAAGCCGCAGTACGGCCAAGGTGGGGCGGAAGTTAGGCAAGAGCAAGAACCTCATGGACAGGTGGAGCAGCCGATGGGAATGGGTAGAACGGGCCCGAGCCTATGACAACGACCTCGAGCGCCAAGAGCGAGCAGAGGCAGCCAAAGACCTCAAGGAGGCCCGGAAGCGCCAGCGCAAGACCGGCTATTTCATGCAGAAGAAGGCCACCGAGGCCCTCGACAGGCTGAACGTCGAAGACCTCGACGCCAACGCCATCATCCGCCTCATTGTGGAGGGCGCGAAGCTCGAGCGCGGCAACCTCCTCGAGGAGGCGGGCTTCTTGCAGCCCACCGGCACCCCGGCCCGCAGCGGGCAGCAGGGCGCGGCGGACGGCGGCATAGATTGGTCGAAGCTGACGGACGCAGACCTCCGCAAGCTCGCCAGCATGGACGGAGGTGACGACGATGAGGAAGAATGACGCCCGCGAGAGGCTATACACCAAGGCGCAGCTACGGGAAATCGCCCGCGCCGCGAAGATGGAGCTCGCCCGGCGGAGCCTCATCGACTTCACGAAGTACACCAACCCCCTCTACATCGAAAACTGGCACCACGTCAGCTATGCGGCGAAGCTGGACGCCTTTGCCGCCGGAAGGATTAAAAAGCTCATGGTGTTCATGCCGCCGCAGCACGGAAAGAGCGAGCTGTGCAGCCGCAGGCTCCCGGCCAAGATGCTCGGGGAC